AACTAGGTTAAAAGCATTTTCTGTGAAAACTGCTAGTTCTGGTTCTCCTCAAGTGGTGTTTAAGAATGGTAGTAGTGGTGCAACTCAACTCGATATAGTCTTTAATACTAGCGATTGGGTTCAAGTCACTATACCAGATCACGGCATTATTTTTGACGATGAATGTCATGTCACGCTTACAAACATCACCTCTATCACAGGTATGTTTGGTTAATTCTAGCAGCGGCGTAAAGGCCGCTGTTATTACATTGGAGTAAACATGGCTAAGATCGACAAAGATAAAATGAAATGCAACAAACCAAAACGTCAGGTATCTGGCGGTAAGAAGTTTGTTGTTAAGGCGTGTGACAAGGGTAAAGAAAAGATTGTCAGATTCGGGGACGCCAATATGACTATTAAGAAATCAAACCCAAAACGTCGTAAGTCTTTTCGCGCCCGTCATGGTTGTGACAAGGGAACTTTAGATAAATTAAAGGCCAAGTACTGGTCATGTAAAATGTGGTAGTAAGATGAGTAAAACAGTACAAACACTATTGTTAGGCGCGGTTGTAACATTAGGAACTGGTGGTGTAGCATGGATGGTTTCTACTCTTATATCAGTTGATAAAAGAACAGAGGTCATGGATGTTAAAATAGATCACCTTGTTGATGCTGTTGAAGACATAAAAGAAAGGCAGTTTAGTTTTGATAAGCAGGGCGCAAACCTCATTCCAAGTATCCAAGCCTCCATCAAAGGGAATGACTAATGGCAAAAAAGAAAAAGACAAAAAAAGACGCTTGTTATCACAAAGTAAAAAGCCGTTACAAAGTATGGCCCTCCGCTTACGCTTCGGGGGCGTTATCAAAGTGCCGCAAGGTGGGCGCAAAAAACTGGGGAAACTCTACTAAGAAAGCCACTGGCGGTTTAATCGCAGCGGTAGACAATCCCAAACGTCCGGCTCGTAATCGTTACACAGAGGGCGGCATGATAGCTTCGGGGTGCGGACAAGTTGCAGAATCTAGACGCAAAAGGACAATAATAACCTGATGGCTAAGAAAAAGAAAAACTCTTTACGGGAATGGTTCGCTCAAAATGAGGGTAAAGGGTGGGTAGATTGTAAAACAGGCAAGCCCTGTGGACGCCAAAAGGGAGAAAAGCGCCGTGGTTATCCTGCCTGTCGCCCTACTATGGCACAATGCACGTCTGCTGCAAAGAAAAAGAAGTCATCAAAAAGAATTAGTTGGAAGAATAAAAAAGCTACTGGTGGATTAGTGAGGGTGTTTTGATTCGTGAGTGGGCAGAAGAATTAGCAAAACCATCGGAGTACAACAACGGTGTTGCTTCGTGCCCTTTTGCTTTGGAAGCTCTTGTAAAAAACGAAGTAAAGACTGTAATTACACATAACTTATGGCCTGATGTTTTGCACGAGTGTGCGCGTTTCCATAAAAATAAACATAAAGTTTGTATGTTTTTTGATTACGAGTATTCAGATGACTACGAAACTTTAGAAAAACAATGCATGACTCTAAACAACTTTTTTTCAGAATCCAAATTAGATCTATGGCTTCTTTCTTATATGGGAGAAGAGGCGGTAGTATTTGTACAGCGTTGGAGTGAACTTGAAAATGCTGCTGCAAAACTTGAAAAACTAGGTTATTATAAGAATTACGACCCTGACGATTACAAACGTCATATTTTAATGCGTAGAAAAAGGAGTGCTTGATATGCCAGGAATGATGCGCGGTAAGAAAAAAATGATGCGTGGCGGTTCAGTTAAAACGGGAGCCAAAAAGAAAATGATGCGCGGCGGTGCGGTGAAAGCCAAGCCCGTAAAAATGATGCGCGGCGGCAAAGTAAAGGCTAAGAAGTGATGGAATCGATTAGCAAGTCTAAAGAACCAGGGTTAGCAGCTTTAGCTAAAGAAGCTCCTGACGTGGTTAAGAAAATGGGAAAAGATCCCAATAAAATTAAAATGATGCGTGGTGGCGAGGTTAAGTTTGGTCACGGCGGAAAAGTTCATGGTTGTAATCCAAGTGTTCAACTATCAGGTATGAAAGAGGCAAAAGTAGTCTAATGACAACTTCAGGTTCAAGAGACTTCAACATGGATGTTGGCGAAATCATTGAGGAGGCGTATGAACGCTGTGGCCTTGAGGTTCGCACGGGTTATGACGCAAGGACGGCACGTAGGTCTATGAACATTATGTTTGCTGATTGGGCTAATCGTGGTCTTAATTTGTGGACGGTGAAAGAAGCTAACTTCACCGTCACACAAGGAACATCAGAGTATGACTTAGCTTCAGATGTGGTTGATGTTTTAGATGTGGTTGTTCGTCGTGATAGCACTGACTATGAAATAGAACGAATTAGTCGTGGTGATTATGCAACGCTTCCAAACAAATCCACTCAGGGCAGACCAAGCCAGTTTTGGTTAGACCGTCAAATTACTCCAAAGATGTATTTGTGGTCCACACCAGAAAACTCTACGGATCAAATCCGTTATTACTATGTACGCAGGATAGAAGATGCAGACGCTCTTGTTAATACTACTGACATGCCTTTTCGTTTTTATCCTTGTATGGTGGCGGGGTTAGCCTACTACATGGCAATGAAACGAGCACCAGATCGTATTCAGTTGTTGAAAACTGTGTATGAAGAAGAGTTCCAACGTGCAGCGGATGAGGATCAAGGTCGAACACCTTTGAAGTTGCAGCCTAGCTTGAGTTATCTGAGGGTATAATGGCATACGCAAGTGGTAAACATGCTTATGGTATATCGGATCGGTCAGGTCGCCGTTACCGTCTTCGTGACATGAAGACAGAGTGGACGGGGGCAAAGGTCGGTCCTGATGAGTTTGAGCCAAAACATCCACAGTTATTTCCTCCTAAAGCCTTTCCAGACCCTCAAGCACTTCGGGGTCCACGGCCTGAAACTGGATTAGCTGAACAACGAGCTATTCAAACAGGATGGAATCCTGTAGGATTCCGTGATATAGCGGGTATAACTCCGCCCAATAACTTAGTTGCTACGGGTTCCGTTGGCACAGTAACGGTGACTACATCATGAGTTTTACATATGCACAGTTAAAAACAGCGATTCAGGAATATACAGAGAACGATGAAACGTCCTTTGTGACTAACTTACCTTTGTTTATTCGTATGGCTGAAGAGCGCATATTAAAAAATGTTCAACTAAACTTGTTTCAAAAAAATCAGTTTGGAACCATGACAACAGCCAACGAATATCTTGCTGCTCCGTCTGATTTCTTAGCTCCGTTTTCTTTAAGCATCGATGTTAGCGGGGCAAAAGAGTTTTTGCTGTTTAAAGATTTGGACTTTGTTCAAACGTATACTCCAAATTCAACAACTACGGGTCAGCCCAAGTATTATGCTCAATTTGATGTAGATAATTTTATTATCGCCCCAACTCCAGACGCTAATTATACCGTAGATATTCACTATCTATATCGTCCAACTTCTATTACGGCAGGAGCGGAGAGTGGCACGACTTGGTTGTCCGAAAATGCAGAGTTAGCGTTGTTGTATGCCTGTTTAGTTGAGGCGTATACTTATATGAAGGGTGATCCTAACACCATGCAGATGTACAATCAGAGACTTGCAGAAGCTGTATCTAGGTTGAAAAACTTAGGTGAAGCTCAAGAGCCTATTGATGAGTATCGCAACGGTCCAATTATACGAGAAAGATCATGATCCCAGAATTAAATATAGATTTACCAAAAGATTTTAAGGTAGAGGTTCACACAACCCAGAATCGTGGTTTTACACCAGAAGAAATAGCAGAGAGATGTGCAGATAAAATTATTTCAGTTTCGGATAGTACGCATCCTGCAATACAAGAGCAGGTTCATGCTTTTCGAAAACGTATCATACAGTTAATTGGTTTCTATTTACGGGAAGCTGTCAAAAGTGATAGAACTACTGTATATAATGCAATCAAAGACGCAGGTTATCCCGACCTTGCAGAACTTATAAGGAGAATGTGACATGGCCTTTTCAGGTAACTTCATGTGTACAAGCTTTAAGAAGGAGCTTCTTGAAGCCAAACACAATTTTTTAAATAGTGGAGGCAGCACCTTTAATCTTGCGCTTTACACAAATAGTGCGTCTTTCGATGCTTCTACCACAGCATATACAGCCACGAACGAAGTATCTGGTACAGGGTATACTGCCAAAGGTGCGGCTCTCACTCGTGTTGACCCAAGCACAAGTGGTACAACAGCGTTGACTGACTTTTCGGATCTTACTTTTAGCACGGCGACAATTACGGCTCGTGGTGCGTTGATCTTTAATGACAGTGCATCAGGTGATCCCTCTGTTGTGGTTCTTGATTTTGGTGGTGACAAAACATCTACCGCAGGTGATTTTACCATTGTATTCCCAACAGCGGACGCAAGTAACGCCATCATTAGGATAGCGTAATGTCTAGCGTTGTCGTCCCCTTCACTGGTTGGGGTCGAGGAACGTGGGGTCAACTTGCTTGGGACGAAGGTTCCATTACCAATATTGGAGCTACAGGCCAGATTGGGTCTGTCACTGTAGTTGCAGAAGCTAATGTTCCTGTTACAGGGTTGGCTGCGACAGGTTCGGTTGGTTCCGTTTCTGTGGTCGCAGAGGCAAATGCCCCCGTTACAGGTGTATCCGGCACGGGTGAAGTCGGTTCTACTACTGTAGTTGCAGAAGCTAATGTTTCCCCAACGGGTGTATCCGGCACTGGAAACGTTGGTTCTGTTACGGTTACTGCGGACGCAAATGCTCCTGTCACTGGTCTTGAAGCTACGGCATCAGTCGGTTCAGTAACTACAACCGCAGATGCTAATGCTCCTGTCACTGGTCTTGAGGCCACAGGCACAGTGGGCACTGTCACCGTAGTTGCAGAAGCGAATATAAGTGTCACTGGCGTAGGGGCTACAGCTTCTGTTGGCAGCGTTACAGTAGCCGCCGCAGCCGATGTTACGGTTACTGGCGTAGCGGCAACTGGAGCAGTAGGTACTGCAACCACTATCAGCAATAATAACATACCTGTCACTGGTCTTGCAGGAACAGGTGCCGTTGGAAGTGTCACAGTCGAAAATGCAATGACCGTTAATGTCACTGGTCTTGCCGGAACAGGATCTGTTGGAGCAGTTACCGTCATTGCTAAAGCAAACGTAGTTCCAACGGGAGTTGCAGCGATAGGAGAAGTAGGAACACCTTTAGTTTGGGGAACTATTGTTCCAAATCAAAATCCGAGTTATACTCCAGAACAACCAACACAATCCCCCGGATGGTCGAGCGAAAGTCCTTCGCAATCTCCTGGGTGGACCCGAATAGCAGCATAGGATAAAAACATGCCAAGTACATATACATTAAATAACGGTATTGAACTCATAGCAACAGGCGAACAGTCAGGTACATGGGGAGATACTACAAATACAAACTTTAACTTACTGGACACGGCTCTTGATGGTCAGGTTTCAGTGACTTTGTCTTCGGCGGGATCTTCTGGATCTCCAAACACGTTGCCTATCAGCGACGGTGCAGCATCGAATGGTCGTAATCGCTTAGTGATTTTTGGTGATGGCGGTGATTTAGGTGCAACGGCCTATGTGCAGCTAACGCCGAATGATGCCGAAAAGATTATTTACGTGCGTAATAACTTAGCGGGTTCACGTAGTATATTACTTTTCCAAGGCACTTACAACGCAAGTAACGACTATGAGGTTCCTGCGGGAACGACAGCGGTTGTTTTCTTTAATGGCGCAGGGTCAGGCGCGGTAGCGGCGAATGTGTTTAACAATGCGTACTTTGACAGCCTGCGCTTGGGCAGCGTTTCTGTAACTGCAATTCTAGACGAAGACAATATGGCGTCTAACAGTGCGACAGCCTTGGCGACACAACAGTCAATCAAGGCGTATGTGGATACACAGGTTGGTGCTAATAATGAACTGTCCGAGGTTCTTGCTAATGGAAATACAACTGGCGGTACGGACATTTCCGTTTCTACTGGCGATGATATTACGTTTGCCGATAGCAGCAAAGCCATCTTTGGCGCAGGGTCTGATTTACAGATTTACCATGATGGGTCGCATAGTATTATTAAAGACTCAGGTACTGGAAATTTACAGATTAACGCAGGGAATTTTAATGTAAATAATGTTGCAAATACAGCTAATATTATTGTTGGTAACGATGGGGGTGAAGTTAATCTCTATTATAACGGCTCAAAGAAACTCGCCACCACCTCCACAGGTATTGACGTAACTGGTACGGCGGTCACGGACGGTTTAACTGTCGCAGGGAATGTGTCAGTCGATAGCGGCACAATCAAGCTAGATGGGAATTACCCTACTGGTACAAACAACGTGGCGTTGGGTGATACTGCACTGGATGATGGCAGTTTGAGCGGTGGCTATAACACAGCCGTAGGTTCTGGATCACTTAGTGCTAATACGTCAGCAAACAGCAATACTGCTGTTGGTTATGCGGCTTTAGCTGCAAATACAACAGGCGCAGACAATACTGCTGTAGGCGCAGCGGCACTTGATGCAAATACTACTGGCGGAAGTAACGCTGCATTGGGTCAGGGTGCTTTAAGTGCAAACACAAGCGGTGGTAATAATGTCGCAGTTGGTAGGCTTGCACTAGACGCCAACACTACCGCAAGCAGCAACACCGCAGTGGGGTATCAAGCAGGGCTAGCAATTACTACTGGTGATAGAAATGCTCTTGTTGGCGCACAAACAGGAGATGCAATAACGACAGGTGCAGCAAATACTGCACTTGGTTATGAGGCTTTAGGTGCAAATACAACAGCAAATAGTAATACCGCCATAGGTGCATACTCACTTGATGCTAATACAACAGGCGGTGATCTTGTGGCGGTAGGTAGTAATGCTTTAGGTGCTAATACTACAGGGTCTACCAATGTGGGGGTTGGTGTTAGTGCTCTGCTTTTAAACACCACTGGGTCCTACAACGTAGCGGTAGGCACAGCCGCACTTAGGGAAAACACCACCGCATCCAACAATACAGCGGTGGGCTATCAGGCAGGGTATAGTAATACTACTGGGGCAAACAGTACGTTACTTGGGTATCAAGCTGGGTATAGCAACACCACTAATGCTAGCAACACTTATTTAGGGTATCGTGTAGGCTTTAATAGTAAT